CAAGCCTCTGGCCACCGAGCAGACGATGGCACCGATTTAGTTAAAGAGCGCGTTCTTACTGAGCGCGTGGATCGTGAGCTCAAACAATTAACCGTAGCAGAAAAAAAAGGATTGCTAGTCAACGTCTCGCAGCTGGAACCAGAGCTTATGCAAATGGTTGGCGCATTCAAAGCTGAATTGCTGGCGCGTGATGACAGACTCAAAGATGAACTCGACTCACTTTACGCAATCGATATCGACTTAACCTTACTCAATGAACACACTTACGCCGCCCTTAGCCAGTTGGCTCGATACGACGCAAGCGGTTCAAGCATTGATGCTCAGGCTGGCAGCGTCTCTACAGCCACCAGTGAAAATGAGCACGATAGACTGGGCGCGCAATCATCGCCGGATGTCGTCGAAAGCATCAGCTAGACCGGGCAAATACAATCCTGATTTAACGCCGTGGGTTGCTGGCATGTTGGATGCGATGGATGATCCGACAGTCAGCAAAGTGGTTGCGATGAAATCCGCGCAGGTTGCATGGACCGATGGTGTGCTGCTCAATAGTATTTTGAAGCGCATCGACATTGATCCATGTCCAATGATCGTCATGTTTGCAAAAGACATGGCGGCAAAAGAATTTAATGATGAAAAGTTTACGCCAGCTGTTGAGGTAACGCCAAGCGTTGCTTCAAAGGTGCCAGTGCATCGCGCGCGTGACCGTGACAATCGCAGTACCTTTAAGCAATTCCCCGGGGGCTTCTTAAAGTTTGTTGGTTCCAATAGTCCAAGCTCTGTTAAATCAACGCCCGCACCATTTGTGGCGATTGAAGAGCCTGACGACTGTAATGACAACGTGCGCGATCAAGGCGATACCATCACGTTGCTGGAAGAGCGTACAAAAACATTTACGCGCCGCAAGGTGGTATATGGCGGCACGCCAACTATTGAAGGCGTTTCACGGGTTGAAGCAGCTTATCAGCAAAGTGATCAACGTAAGTTTTACGTACCATGTCATCACTGTGGTGAGTCTCATGTATTAGCATGGGAGTACGTCAAGTGGGATCAAGATCCAACCCTATCGCATGAGGTGTTTGGCAATAACAACCCAAACACGGCTTACTATGTTTGCCCACAATGCGGTGGTTTGTGGAACGATACTGAAAAAAACCGCAATGTACGGTTAGCCGAATGGAAAGCAACGGCTGCATTTTACGGCACCGCTGGTTTTTATATTAATGAAATTTACAGTCCTTTCCCTGGCTCAACATTAGTTCGCCTAGTTGAGAAGTATTTAGTTGCACAGCATGCACTGGATCAAGGTGATGACACCAAAATGCGCAGCTTTCGGAATAACTCTGAAGGCCTGCCATATGCTTACAAGTCAGATTTACCCGACTCAGATAAATTATCTGAGCGTGCTGAGGAGTACGAAGAGCTTACTGTGCCGATGGGCGGCTTGGTGCTTACTGTTGGTGTCGATGTGCAGCATGATCGCTTGGCAGTTATTATTCGCGCATGGGGCCGTGGGGAAGAAAGCTGGCTTGTCTATTGGGGCGAAATTCACGGTCAAACAATGGTTGCCGAGCAAGGCGCATGGTTAGATTTGGATAACTTACTGTCTAAAAACTTTAGGCATGAAAGTGGTGGTCTTTTAAAAATCCGCGCAGGCTCAATTGATAGCTCGGATGGTCAGACCTCTGATGCAGTTTATAGCTACGTGCGTAAACGTTTGGCGCGTGGCTATATGGCAATCAAAGGCTCATCAAATGATGATGCCCGCGAAATATTTGCACCACCTAAACAAGCCATTGATTTAAATCAGCAACAAAAAGCGCATAAATATGGCCTGAGGCCTTTCATTGTTGGCACGCAGCGTGCAAAAGACTTGCTGCTAGGGGTAGATGCCTCAGCGGGTAGAATTAAATTGATAGGCAACGGCGCTGGGCGCATGCACTGGTACTCATCTGTACGGCCTGATTACTGGCAACAGATTGTTAGTGAAGTAAAAGCCCCGCATCGTAGCATTCGAGGCCGCAAAGTTTGGCAGAAAAAGTCTGGCGTGCGAAATGAGGCGCTGGATTGTGAGGTTTATGCCCTACATGCAGCGCGTAGTTTGAAAATTAACCTCTGGAAAGATGGTCACTGGGATGCTATTGAGGTATCTCTGAGGCAATCTGACCTGATAAGTAGCATTGATACTGCCGATATTGCAGTAGCACCACCACCTTCAACGGTTGAAAACACGGTGCAAAGTGAAGAAATACCAATTGAAACAGCATTAGAAACGCCACCTGAACCAGTAAAAACACCACAAAAACCCGCCGCGAGCGGGTTTTTTAATGCCCCTAAGCCACGTAACACCAGTTCTAACAGTGGTTGGTCAGCAAAAATTAGAAGGTAACGATGAATATTTTTGACACGATTATGCAAGGCGACTCGACCAGTTGGCACGATGACCCTGCAACCGTCAACGGTATCACTTACACCAGTGCAAATTATGCATTGCGTTATGAGTTACGTGGCCCCGGTGCGCCGATCACTTTAAATTCTGTGGCTGATGGTACTGGTTGGAAAACCAGTATCGATACTACAACATCGAACGGGTTAACTGGTGGCAAGTGGTGGTTTGCTGCGTTTTATACAGCCACCAACGTGCGCATTAAAGCTGGTGAAGGTGAAATTACTGTTGAAGCTGATTTAACAGCAGCTGGCGCCAACTTTAGCAACCTAAGCCCAGCAGAAACAGCGCTTTCCAATGCAGAAAAGGCACTTGCTACATTCAATAGCTCTGGTGGCAAAGTGAAACGGTATCAAATCGGCTCTCGAAGCATGGAATTTAGTACGGTTCAAGAGATTTTAGACATCATTGCCTATTGGAAAATGCGTGTTTTAAGCGAAAAAACAGCCAATGAAATCGCTAACGGCAATGGAAATCCACGCCGTATCTATGTGGGGTTTAAATAATGAACGATGATTTATCATTAATATCCTCAGCAGTTTTAAAACCCAAAGGATTAGTGACGGCAGCTGAACGTATGTCAACTGCTGGCTCAGTGATTCTGCAAAAATTCAATGAGCAATTAGCTGCAAAACGCCTACAAAATACACAAATCAGACCAACTCAGTCACAAAATAATCAGCGTGCTTACGCTGGCGCGCAATATGGCAGGCTCAATGGTGATTGGGTAGCACTTAATACAAGTGCTGATAGTGAGCTGGTAGTTGGCGCTCGTATTATTCGCGCCCGTGCACGTTCATTAGTGCGCGACAACGAATATGCAAAAAATGCAGTTCGTATTATTCAAAACAATATCATTGGTACTGGTATTGGCATGCAAGCACAGGTAAAGCTAGCAAGCGGCAAGCTCAATACAAAAATTAACGCTTTAATTGAAGATGCTTTTGATGAGTGGGCATGTAAAGACAATTGTCACGTTGCTGGTCAGCTTAGTTTACAAGATATTGAGCGCGCCATTGCTGGCATGCTTGCCACTGATGGTGAAGTATTGGTACGTTATATCAACCAGCCATTTGGCGATAGCAATACGCCATTAGCGCTTGAAATTATTGAAGCGGATCGTCTGCTTGATAATTACAGTACAGCCACCGCTCCGAATGGTAATCAAATCCGCATGGGCGTTGAGATGGATCAATGGATGCGCCCAGTCGCTTATTGGTTATATCCACATCATCCTGGTGATTTGCAATTTACAAGCTTTGAACCAAGCCGTTATATCCGCGTACCTGCGGATGAAATTGAACATCTTTACATCATTGACCGCTGGCCACAAAGCCGTGGTATTAGTTGGTTTCATACAAGTATTACTGGCTTAAAGGATATTGGCGGCTATGAAGAAGCTGAAATTGTAAAAGCCCGTGCCACTGCCTCAGTAGTTGGCTTTATTACAACACCAGAGCCATTGGCCGCTGAAGCAAATATTAACGGACAAAATGTCCGCAATTTTGAACCAGGCACGATTGAACAATTGTTACCTGGTGAAACTTTTACAGGCTTTAACCCAAGCAGCCCTAATCCAGCGATGGATCCATTTTTGCGCTACATGCTTCGCCGCACTGCGGCTGGCGTAGGTCTTAGCTATGAAAGTCTAAGCCGTGATTATTCACAAAGTAATTACAGCAGCTCACGCCTTGCGCTGCTTGATGATCGTGATTTATGGCGCGTGTTACAAGGTTTCTTTATTCGCAACTTTAGACAACGTGTTCATAAAAAATGGCTTTACGCCAGCATTCTAGGTGGCGATTTAGCCATCCCTGATTTCTATACCAACCCTAAGAAGTATTTAAAAGTCCGCTTCAAGCCACGTGGCTGGTCATGGATTGACCCGAGCAAAGAAGTTGCAGCTTACAAGATGGCTGTGCGCTCTGGCTTTATGACGGTGGGTGATGTGATTGCCAAAACTGCTGATGGTGCAGACCTTGAAGATATCTTTAACGCACGTCATGAAGAATTGGAAATGGCTGAAGAGTTGGGCTTGGTATTTGATACTGATCCAGCACAAGTCAATGACAAAGGCCAAGCGCAAGCAGGGCCAGTACCTGATGCCGATAGTGCAACTGATACCAGCGCTGGCGATACAGATGATGCAAGTGCTAGCGATTCTGGTGAACAAACAGACAACCAAGATTCAAATCAATCTGAGGATTAAAAATGGATATTCAAATATTAAGAGATTTTAAATACCAGGGCGTGGATTATGGTGATGGTTTATATACGGCTGCACGCGGTAATGTATTAAGCAATGCTGCTGATCTTGTTGCTCAAGGGTATGCGATAGATTTGACGCCTAAATTTCCTAACGCACCAGCCACTACCACCACAGATGCTAGTGGTAATCCTGTTATATCTCAGGGTAATTTTAATTTTAAACGTAAAGCATTAGCAGACCTATTCGATATGGGGCCATTAGTTCCAGCTAAAGCATGGACAGCTAATGAAGTTGTCACTGCTGGGATGGTTCGTGTTACAAGTCTAGGTAAATTCATTGAGGTTCAAACGGGTGGAACTTGCGGAACTGTAGAGCCTGTGTTTGGTGGGGTAAGTCGGGTAACCGCATCTGTATCTGGTACGACTACTTTAACAGTAACTGCTGTAGTTGGTGACCCAATTGGTATCGGTACTGAGTTTATATCTGGAGGCACTACTAGTGGCACAAAAATTAGTGCCTTAGGTACTGGTACTGGTGGAGCGGGTACTTATACATTATCAGGTAACGCAGTTGCAACTATTGCCAGCACTGATATGGGTGCAATGACGAATTCTATTGGTAGACGTGTTACCGAGATATCTACAAATATAACTGCTGGTTCATTTGCTATTGGACAAAGTTACACCATTGTATCCGCAGGCACCACTGATTTTACATTAATTGGAGCCGCTAACAGTATAACTGGAACGATATTCACAGCCACTGGCGTTGGTTCTGGTACAGGTACAGCATCTACTAATACGCGCGCGATTTGGGATTTAACCTATCAATGGAAAAAAGTTAATACAGAAGCAAATTATCCTATAGTGACTTGGGAAACTGGTGCTAATACAAATGCAATTGTATCTGCATTGGGTATGGTTCGTTATCCTAATGATGTCGTTGGTAACTTCAATACTGGAGAGCCATTAGTTAATATTGCACCAAAAGCGGGGATAGGTGGCGTAACTCCATTTAAGTGTGTTGGTTTTGATTATCGCTTGCAGTCTACATCATCTGCTTATGATTCATTTGCTGCTGCCTATGGTTATCCGATCGGCATGTGGAAATCAGAGTCATTTGAATATGTTACATACATTACAGATTCATGCTTTGCTTTTGAGGTTAATTCTTTTGCCACTGTTCCTGCAATTTGCGTAGAAGCTGATGGGCGAATTATTGAAACAAGTCCAACACGTACTAATAATGGCAACTCCCAATTAATAAAATTCGACTTCCGTGGTGACTTCCGTGAGCGAAAAGTAAGTATTAGATTAAATCACATTGATGACTCTATCCAGTCAGTAATCCTAACCCCTCTTGGTTCAGTGAGAGCGGGTAAACCATCCACTGATACGTTGTTATGTCTAGGGGATAGTATCTGGAATACTTTCTCCCCAGGTGGTCAAGGTTTATACAATAACATTCCATTCACAGTGCAAAAAAAATTAGGCTTTGAAGCTTGTGTTTGTGCAAATGCTGGTGGCACTGGTTATGTTGCAACAGGCGGATTCTTTACACTGCCGCAAATGGTTAGTGATTCTACTAACCAAACTTTATTTAAATCTTATAATATTAATCATGTCATTATTTGTGCTGGCTTAAACGACAATAGTGGAACTTTCCCAAGTGCAACTCCAGCTCTGATTACCGCAGCAGCATTACAAACTTATCAAACTTTGCGTCAATTATTACCTAACGCAAAAATTACAATATTTGACCAATGGTCAACAACAACTGTCAATAATTCAGCGTTAGTGGGCCAAGCTATCTTAGCCGCATTCAATCAGTGGGGCGATTCTAACTCTCGATTCTGCTCATTTAATGGACTAACTGGATTTGCACCATTAATGTCTTATAACGGAATTACTGGTAATATTACAACCCCACTTACTAATGGCGCTGGAGCTAAAACATTATTCTTAGGAAATGACGGCACACACCCAGAGTACGGTGCTGCAAACTATTACGGACAATTTATCGTAGACCAAGTTAAACAAGCTTGGGGAAATAATTACTAACCTCATAGCAACCCAACAACCCGCTTCGGCGGGTTTTTTTACGTCCATATTCATGGAGTTTTTATGAACACAAATGACCTAAAGGTTACAAGGAAAAAGCCAGAGCAACTAGGCCAGCAAACCCGCTTCATAAATTTCAAGCTGCTGCCAAACTTTGAGAATACCAAGGGCTTGGTTGATCTTGAAGCTCGCACAATGCGATTGCCATTCAGCTCTGAAGAGCCAGTTGATCGCTGGTTTGGTGAAGAAGTATTAAGCCATACAGCCGATGCCATTCGTATGGGCATCCGTCAACAGACCATGCCGCTGCTATACAACCATGATCGCGATCAATTGCTTGGGATTGTTGAAAGCATTGAGCTAGGCGATGACAAGCGCTTATATGCCAATGTGCGATTTGGTCGTGATGATCTCGGTACGTGGGCAATGGACCAAGTACAAGATGGCATTCTGATCAACGTCTCGTTTATGTATCAGGTATACAAATTCATCACTGATGAAGAAGAGGATATTTATACCGCCATTGATTGGGAAGTCTATGAAGTTTCACTAGTAACGATTCCCGCTGATGCAACAGTCGGTTTAGGCCGTGACCAACCTAATACAAATCTGATTGATGTAAAGATAGAGCACTTACCCGATAAGAGCCCGCAACAAGCAGTGACTGAACCGCCGAAAGGCGGTTTTTTTTCGCCTGAAACACGGCAACAACCATCGGCATCCGCCGAAACAACCCAAGAAGGAAACCTAGACATGAAAGTAATCCGTCATAAGCTGCAAGACCAAGCGACAGACGGCATCGGCGGATCAGCTGGTGCTTCTGTAGATATTAACCAAGTACGTACCAATGTACTTAACGAAGAGCGCGCCCGTACTGCTGAAATTACTAGCATGTGCTCAGCCCACAATTTGCCTGCTAAATTCCGAGATGAATTGATCACTGGTGGGTATGATATTGCCGAATCCCGCGGTATGGTATTAGTTGAGTTGGGTAATCGCAACTCACAAAAGCCACTAAGCTCACTTTCTGATGAAATTGGCTTGACTCAAAAAGAGAAAAACAATTATTCATTAATGCGCGCAGTCAATGCGATCGTAAATGGCTCATTAAAATCTGCTGGCTTTGAATTTGAAGTTTCTCAAGCCATCGCTAAGCGTAATGGTAGCGATGTTTCGCATGAGCGTAACTTCTTTTTCCCAAATGATTTGCCATTTGCACCAAGTGAAGATCACGTAAAAGCGTTCCGTGCTGCTAACCCACGTTTATCACGTGAAATGCAACAACGTGCAATCTACCAAGTGGGTACTGCTGCACAAGGCGGTAACTTAGTTGCGACTAACTTGCTGGCTGATTCATTCATTGAAGTATTGCGTAACCAAACTGTATTAAGCATTTTGGGTGCTACTTACCTTGATGGCTTGGTTGGTAACGTCGATATTCCACGTCAAATTTCACAAACTGGTGTGTACTGGGTGGGTGAGTCTGGTGCTATCACTGAAGGTGAAGCAACCTATGACAAAGTAAGCTTACGTCCTAAAACAATCACTGCATTAAGCAAAGTTTCACGCTTGATGTTGTTGCAATCAACTCCAGCAATCGAAATGATTGCTCGCCGTGACTTAATGGCCGTTGGTGCGATTGAAATTGACCGTGCTGGTCTGTCTGGTAGTGGTGCATCTAACCAACCAACTGGTATTGTGAACCAGTCAGGTGTTGGCTCAGTGGTGGGTGGTACTAACGGTGCTAACTTGTCATTCGACAACTTGATCCAATTGAAATATGCAACTCGCGTAGCCAATGCGATTCGTGGCAATGAGGGCTTTGCGCTTAACTCTAAATCAATCGGTTACTTGAGCTCACTGAAAGCTTCTACTGGTCAATACTTGTGGGATCCACAAGGCGGCTTAACTGCTAATAGTCCAGATAAAGTCAAAGGCGCAAGCTATGCAGAATCACAACAATTGCGCAGCACATTGACTAAGGGTTCATCAAGCGGCATTTGCTCTGAGGCTATCTACTCAAGCAATTGGGATGAATTGTTAATCGGTCAATGGGGCGTTACAGAAATTGCAGTTAACCCATACGACTCAACAGGTTTTGCAAACGGCGACATTATCTTGCGCATGATGCAAACGCTTGATATTGCAGTCCGTCACGGCGCTTCATTCTCTGTAATGTCAGATGCTTTAACACCCGGCTTCTAATCAACAACCCAAGATCTAATCCTTAACTTTACCTAAAAGCCCCGAATTTCGGGGCTTTTTATTGGAGAACATTATGCTATTTCAAGTCCGTGCTGGGTACGTGGTCCACGATACCAAATTCATTGAAGTAAACAACCGCATCGTTGAGCAAACAAAAACCTATTTTGAGGGTGATGTTGCAGATTTAGATGCAGAAACTGCATTTGCTCATGCTCATAAACTAGAGCCAAAAGACAAAGAGGCTACAAAATGGCTTGCTGCAACTTTCCCAGCGTTAACACCAGTACCTGAAGCGGTTGCTGGCGATTCTACTGGCGCTATTACAGCACTTGGAAAACAAATCGGTGATTTAACTGCATTGGTCGCACAGTTAGCATCATTGCAAGCGGCATCAACCGTGCCTGCTGCTCAAACTGGCGAACAAACTGCACCAGCTACTGAAGGTGCAACTGTTTAATCATGGCATTTGTTGAAGATCCATCCATTTTTTTAAATGACTTCGGTGTGCCTTGTGCTGCTAATACTGTCAATTTTTTAGGCATATTAGATGCAGTGGATGAAGAGTTTAATATCGGCGGTGGATCTGTTCAAACACGGCAATACAAACTCACCTACCAAACCAGCATTGTGACGCTTAGGCGTCAAGATTCTGTCACGGTGAATGGTGTTGCATATACCGTACGTAATGCGCCCAATACGATT